GTTTCTAATACTGGTCATAGACCATATCTTAATATTCCAAATGTTTCAACAACCGAAACCTCTACTAGTACCAATACTGGATCTGTACAACCAGACCCAACTCCAGTAGCAGCAACCCCACCAACTCCACTATCCACATCCCTAGTATCATCTCCAGTAGTTACTCAGGCTGCGCCAGAACCAGTCAAAACTGCCCCAATAGACACAATCTTATTAAATAGTGAATCAATACCAATAGAGCTAATGACTGACCTAATATTTGAAAATATTGGTGGTCAAGAGTTAATTAATATTGCCAGAAATGATACAGTTAATGGTCAAAATATTATTTATCAGCCTATCAAAAATTTGGCTAGAATACAGCAAGAATATAACCCTAATAATATAATTTCTCTTCAATCAACATCAGATAAATATTTTCAAAATTTTGCAATTAAGTTAAATAATAAAATACCAAATGTTGGAAATGGTCCAGCAGGGACTAATGTTTATATAGATCCAGAAACTGGAGACCTAGTTATAGAGGCTGTCAACTTAGAAGAAGATGAACAAATAGAAGTTCAAATAACCACTAATGGTACAATATATGAGGCGGAACTATGATAACTGACAAAGGCAAATCCATAATTGGAAAATATTTAATTGGTCAAGCACCAGCTTATGCCTCCTATATAGCAGTAGGTTGTGGTGCACAGCCACTATTAACTTCTACCCCATACGGAGATTATTCAGAAAAAGAAAATTTAGACTTTGAAATGTTTCGTGTTCCAATTTCGTCTAGAGGTTTTGTAAATGATGGTGGTACAGAAAAAATCGTTTTAACGGCAGAATTACCAACAGAAGAAAGATACGAAATAACAGAAATAGGATTATATTCCGCTGGTTCTAATCCATCTGCTGGAGCATACGACAGCAAAACTGTATTTGCTTTTACACAAGGAGAAAATTGGCAACATCATACTGCCACCGCAGCTACCGCCATTCCAACAATATCTGAGCCATTGGATGATCCAAATGATGATAATATTATTGCTACAAATGATTTAGTATTTCAGACTAATGCGGATAATGCTATATTTTTTAAATCTCCTAGACCAGAAAGATATGAACGTTGTAGATTTTTAAATAATATGATTGTTATGCGTGGAGACGATGCAGACATAACAATAGATATGTCAACAGGATCTCCTTCTGGACATTTTTATGTGGAGCCTGGATCAAATCATATACATTTAACAAATCCAGATGTAGATTTTACTAGAAACTCACCTACAGATGAACTTAGAATGGCTTTTTCTATTATTAATAAAGATGGAGACTCTACATCTGCTCCAGACCTTGTTAGAGTTTTAGTAGATTTTGCATCAACAGATGATCCATCAGCAGAGAACTTTGCTAGATTTGAAATTGAGCTAGAAAATAGTGGCGGTACTGGAGGAGGAGAATATAATCTTGATGATAATAGATATTATGTAGTATCCACTCAATTACAAAATCTATATATAACTCCAAACTTTACCTGGAACGCAGTTACTGTAGTTAAAATATATGCTTGTGCAATGATAGATAATGTCCCATCAGATCAATATTATATTGCTCTTGATGCTCTTAGACTTGAAAATGTTTCAACTGTAAATCCTTTATATGGAATGACGGGGTATACAGTTGTTAAAGATTCAGAAGCTACAACAATTATTAAACCATCAAACACAAGTAATTATATTGAATTTAGATTTTCTATTGGAGTAACATAATGGCAGATAGTGGAATAAAGCAATACAGAGTTCCAATTTCAGATATGCCAGCTATAAGTAGCGTATATGAAGGATATGATGTTAGATATAGAGTTATATCAGAAGATAGAAACAGAACATCTCATTGGTCTCCTATACAATTAATACAGCCAGATTATACATTTGTTCCTGGCAGTGTATCTTTTAATAAAGCAGGAAGCATTGCCTCTATAGTTTGGGATTCTGTTGAAGTAACAAAAATATACAATTCAAAAACATATTCAATATCTAAATCTCATGAATATGATATTTGGATTAGATGGGACCGTGGTAGTGGAGACGGCGACTGGCTATATAAAGAAAGAATAGATACAACATCTTTGTCAATTCCAATTCCATCAACATGGACTATTGATGGAGTGGTTCAGCCAACAACCCCAAATAGAATGAGCATTGAAATATATTTAAAAGGTGATCCAGCAGAAAGAGCAGACGGGGCTCCTGGGACACCATTTTTAAAAGTATATAGGCTGTTAAACGAAACAGTGTAATGATATAATGGAGATATAATGGCAAAGATACCACTACCAGAACGAGGACAGCCACTAGATGTTTCATACATCTACCAGCTTGCCGATGCTTTTAACGATATGTCTGATAGCATATCTAGTAATGTTTATAACTATACAACTATAGATACAATTTCTGCAGGAACACAAAATATTCCAACATCTCAGGCAAGACTAGTTGCAAAAATTGTTAATGTTGCCAATAACTCAATTGTAAACGCAGGTAACGAAAAATCATTTTCTATCACGTTTGACACTGGTTTTAAATATGCTCCAGTAGCTACAGCATCTCCAGTAAATATTGGCGGTACGCAGGCAGGGCAAAATGTAACAGTAGTACTAACTAGCATCACTACGTCTGGCGTCAATGGAATAGTTAGGTTTAATGCATCTGGAGATCTTTCAGTTTCTGTACACCTAATAGCAGTAGGTGTGCCAAATTAATATGATCAATTGTAAAAAATGTAATGGGAGAATGTTTGTTGATAGATTATTTTCTAGTGAAATGCATCTTGAAACATATTGCATTTCGTGTGGATTTAGAAAATTTTTTCATCCTCCTGCACAATCTCAGGAGGGCTCATGGCTTCTAAAAGTAGAGCAGACAAGAGCGAAAAATACAATAGCCAGCCTGTAATACCTGGAAACAAAACACTCTGGTTTTTAAATAATGATTTAGTAAGACTTTATCATAGTTCTCGTTCAACTGGAATGGTTACAGTTTACAATATTACAAAAGATAGACTAGAAACATGTATGCGTAATGATTTTAGAAAAAATAGACAAAGAGCTTATACTGTAGCAGAAACTGCACGTCTTGTCAATAGGCATAGAAAATATTTTCCATATTTAATTAAAAAAGGAATTATTCCAGCACCAACTGGTGCAAAAGTTAATGGTGAACGTGGATGGCAAATAAGATCTTATTACTCTGAGTCGCAAATAAAAAGTATTCGTGATATACTGGCAACTATACATAATGGCAGACCAAGAAAAGATAATTTAATAACAAATAACTCTATACCAACTTCTCAAGAATTGACAAGAAAAATGGGTGATGGTATACTGGTTTATACAAAAACAGAAGATGGTAGATTTATTCCTGTTTGGGGAGAAAGTATTAATTAGCCTTATGAAGGAGGCAGTGGTGGAAGAAAGAAATGAAACAAAAGTAAATGTAACGCTTGGGTATACGCTTAATCTAGGTAATTTCCAATCTTTACGAGTTGACCTTGGTGTTATTGATCACGTTCGTGATGGAGAAACAACCAATGATGCTATGAATCGTGTTTATGATTTTGTAGAAGCAAAGGTTATTGAAAAGGTTCAAGAAGCAAAAGCTGAAATAGTAGAGCAATAATATGGCAGACCGCAAAGACCGTATGGCTTTGCTCAGTCGCTACAATAAGCTTCATTTGCAGAGATATGAGCAAAAGTCTAATCTCAATTTAAATGTTGAGCAGTGGGCAGCAGATGCCCTTGTTGAATCATATGGGCTTAAGGCTTGTTATGATTTATTAGATTATTATTTCAAAGTTGCTCAAAATCCTAGTTGGAACTTTTTTGCATATAATGCACAAGATATTTTAAACGGTAGAGAATCAACAGAACAAGATTTAAAAGAACGAGAAGAGCGTAGAAAATTGGCTAGGAAGTGGTTAAGTGAATAATACAGAGGCAAAACTAGTATCAGCAGTACTTGAAGATAAGCAAGTCCATATATTACTTCAAGCCAACATAGATTCTATGCTTAAAACACATGGAGATATATGGAATTTTATAAAAAGATATACAGAGTCAAATGGTACAGTTCCACCAACTTCTTTGGTTATAGAGAAATTTAGAGATTTTGCGCCAGTTCAAGGGGTAGGCTCAACAAAACATCACCTAGAAGAATTCCAGGCTGATTATTTAAATGACAGCCTTAAAGATATTATTCGTAATGCTGCTACAGAAGTTCAAGGTGGTCAGGGCGTAAAAGCTCTTGAACAACTTATTACAAAAACTTCAGAGCTAAAAAAGAATACATCAGTAATTCGTGATATTGATGCAACAGATATTCAATCTGCTATTTCATATTTTGAAAATGTTAAGAAGCAACAAGAATTAGGTAAGATAGGAATTAAAACAGGCTTGCCAGGGTTTGACAATTACCTTCCTTCAGGAATTATGCCAGGTCAGTTGGG